TATGAAAAATTCGCACAAGAATATGAAAACGAATACTTGGGTTCCTCTGGAACTCTCATAACTGGCTCTAAGCTGAAACAACTTGTAGAAGGAATCGAACTTCCTTCTCATGATGTTTTGGGCCTTAAAGTGTACGAGCAGTACAAGAAAGGGGATGAGTATGTTATGGTTTGCGATGTTTCGAGGGGCAAGGGTATAGACTACTCTGCCTTTCAGCTAATCAATATATCAAAAATGCCATACAGACAAGCGGCTGTTTTTCGAAATAACATGATAACACCAATTGAATTCACGGAAATCATCAATCGTTTTGGACGCATGTATGGCGATTGTGCCGTTATGATCGAGGTAAACGATATCGGCGCACAAGTAGCAGATTTGCTATTCTTTGATTATGAATACGAGAATATGTTGTTTACAGCAACACAAGGCTCTCGTGGCAAAACAGTCACCACCAGTTTGAGAAAAACCACAGACAAGGGAGTTCGTACAACGCTTCCTGTAAAGAACATAGGCTGTTCAATTCTCAAATTGCTGATAGAACAAGATCAACTTCTACTGTACGACGAAAATACAATTCATGAGTTAGCAACGTTTTCGCAAAAGGGAAAATCCTACGAAGCGGAAGTAGGCAAGCACGATGATTTGGTAATGTGTTTGGTTCTCTTTGCGTGGTTAACAGAACAGCAGTATTTCAAAATGCTCACTGATCTGAATACTTTGATGGGCATTCGAGAACGTGAGCAAAAGGAATTGGAAGATGAATTGCTGCCAATAGGATTTGTCGATAGAGGTATAGCAGAAAACAGAAGCTTGGATTTGGAGTTGAACTTGCACAAAGATGAAAACTGGCAAATAGCCGACTGAAAACGCCATTTTGATAAATACAAGAACAAATACACTAATGTATGTCCTCTAAAAATACAGGGAGAAAAGAAAAATGGCTACTTCACTCATTTCACCGGGTGTAGAGGTTCGTGAAATTGATCTCACAACCATCGTACCTAGTGTGTCTACTACAGAATGTGCCATTGCGGGTGTTTTTCGTTGGGGACCAGTTGACGAAAGGGTTTTGATTGATTCAGAAGTCAAGCTCGTAAGTCGATTTGGTAAACCAAATAGCAGCAACTACGAAACTTGGTTTACTGGTGCTTCTGCGCTTGCGTATGGTAATAAGCTCTGGACAGTTCGTGTTGGTAATACTGCTGGTCTTTCACCTTCTGTCACAGCCAACGTCCAAACAGGCAACGCAACAGTAACTCTATCAACCGGCAATACGCAATACCTCGAAGCGGGGATGGTAGTCATTTCATCTGCCAACGCTGGTCTTAGTGTTGGTGCAACAATTGGCAGCGTTTTGAACTCTACCGCTTTTACTCTTTCGGCTAACAGCGGTGCTATTGCCACCAAAACAGAAGATGCTATTCAATTTCGCTCGAACACTCTTTTCTCTGCTGTTGGTAACACTGGACCAGTTGCAAACCTGGAATATTCAACGATTGTCAATGAAGCAGATTGGCTGAGTAAAGAAGGCAACATCGACACCGATGTCAAGTACATTGCACGACATCCTGGTGAATATGGCAACTCGTTGCGCGTCTCTGTTTGTGGCAACTCAGCCGGTTTCACTTCAACAATCAATCTTGCTTCATATGGCGCACCTGCTCGTTTTCAAGCCAACACAAACTCCAACACGGCCCTGATCTCGATTGCTGGTGCAGCAAACGCAGACAACGTGACAAATGCTACAGCACTTGCTGCATTGCTGAATACAACGGACTTGATTAAGTTTGGCAACACAACACTTGGTGAACAGTATATGAAAATTACTGCCATCACCAATGCTGCATCGTTTACTACATATGGAACAACAGAAGTTGATGTTGATATCACGACAACGGTTGGCAACACCACAGTTGTTGCAAACAACACAACGTCGCTTGCTGCTGGCATGGAATTGACTTCTGGTAATAACAGCCTCACCGGCCTGATTATCACATCTGTGACCAACGCAACAGCCTTTGTTGTCGATTCTGCTCCTATCGTCGCTGTCTCGACAGATGCAATGACTATTTCGCCACGTCTGACGCTGCAAGTTGATTTTGAAGATCGTTTCACTCGTGCAACGAACTATACGTTCAACTCTGCGAATGCAACCACGCGAACCTTCAATCGTTATTGGGAATTCTACAATTTCATTGATGTTGCTCCTGGTCAATCTGATTACAATCGCGCATTTGGTAACTCTTCTGCCAATGATGAAATTCACCTTGTTGTTGTTGACGAAGGCGGCAAATTCACTGGTGTTCCTGGCAGCGTTCTCGAAACGTATAGCTCTGTGTCGATTGCAACCGACGCGAAAAACACGGATGGTTCTGGAAACTACTACAGGAATGTCGTCAACGATCAATCGGAATACGTTTGGATTCCGAACGATCTGAGTGGTATTACTTCAAACACCGCTGTCAATGTAACATCACCGACTATTGATGTCCTTTCTGTACGATTGGCACATGGTGCTGATGGCAAAGACGAAAGCAATATCGAAATCGGTGAATTGACTGGTGGTTATGATAAGTTTCAATCAAAAGAAGACGTTGAGGACATTTCGCTTGTTCTTCAAGGCAAAGCTCGTTCTTCAACCCTGGCAAACTATCTGATCGATAACCTTTGTGAGTATCGCAAGGATTGTATTGTTCTCATTTCACCACAACGCGGTGATGTTGTTAACAATCCGAATAACGAACTCGATGCAGTCAAGACTTTCCGAAACCTACTTCGCTCGACATCATATGGTGTTTTGGATAGTGGTTATAAGTACATGTTTGATCGATACAACGATCAATATCGTTGGGTTCCTCTCAATGGTGATACTGCTGGTCTGTGCGTTCGTACTGATCGAACAACCGATCCATGGTATTCACCAGCCGGTTTGAATCGTGGTCAAATCAAAAACATTGTTCGACTGGCATGGAATCCAAGCAATGCAGATCGCGATGAACTTTACAAAAATGGAATCAACCCTGTTGTGACGTTCAAGCGTCAAGGAACTGTTCTGTTTGGTGACAAGACATTGCTCAGCAAACCTAGTGCTTTTGATCGCATTAACGTTCGTCGCTTGTTTATTGTTCTCGAAAAAGCAATCTCACGCGCATCGAAATATACACTCTTCGAATTTAACGACGAATTTACTCGTCTGCAATTCAAGAATTTGGTTGTTCCGTATCTGCGTGATATTCAAGGCCGACGAGGCATTACTGATTTCCTTGTGGTTTGTGACGAAACCAACAACACACCAACCGTTGTTGATCGAAACGAATTCATTGGGGATATCTATGTGAAACCTGCTCGCTCGATAAATTTTATACAACTGAACTTCATTGCAGTGCCTACTGGTGTTGCGTTCAGCGAAGTGGTGAACCAGTTCTAACAGGATACATTATGATTATAGATGATTACGTTGAAATAACCATAGTACCAGCCAATCAAAAGTATTGGCTGGGTCTTGGTTATGATATACCAAAAGTTGGTGGCCGTGCTAATGTTAACGGCCACCACAAACTGAAGGTAAAGGTTTCTGATTTGCCGCCAAAGTCTAACGTTCGCGTTAGATGTAAATGTGATAATTGCCATGTGGAATACACCAATAGGTATGCTAGGACCAAAGATTTCAACTTTTGTTCCGATTGTCATCGAGTTTTAATTGCTATTGGTAATGACTATGGCAAAGCAAATAAAGGCAAATCACTACCACACATGAGTGGTGAAAATCATCCCAGGTGGAATCCTGATAAAAAAGAATTTCAAGAGTATGCAAACAGAGTACGATGGCTCACAGAAAAAACGTACAGAAAAAACAGAAGTAAGATAAACCCAAAGAATTACCCAAGAACACTATGTGGCATTGAAGGTGGCTATCAGTTAGATCATAAGATTTCCGTGAAGGAAGGCTTTGATAAAAACATAACTCCCGAAGAAATAGCATCGGTTGACAATCTTCAAATGCTCACTTGGGAAAACAACAGAACTAAACACGTATCATAAATACCTAAAATATAACAAGGGAGTTCCAATAATGGCTTTCAACATCGAGGAATTTAAGGCTTCTGGTCCAGTTTTAGGCGGTGCTCGCCCATCACTGTTCTACGTGGTCATTCCAGATTGGCCGGGATCGACTACAGATTCACAAACCGCTTTTCGCTTCATGTGTCGCACGTCGAGCATACCGCCTTCACAGATTGGTGCTATTGATGTTCCTTACTTTGGTCGCCAAATTAAGCTGGCTGGTGATCGTGTTTATGCTGACTGGAATGTCACAATTATCAATGACGAATCATACAACATTCGTAAACCGATAGAATCGTGGCATAGTAATATGAACCAACACATTCAAAACCTTCCGACTGGTGGTGTTACGCCAGAACCAAGAAGCTACAAACGAGATGCCGTTATTCGCCACTATTCAAAAGATGGCAGCGTGATTGCTACGTATACAATTCGTGGCATGTTTCCGATTAACATTTCCCAAATGGGTCTCGATTGGGATGCTACCAATCAAATTCAAACATTTGATGTAGACTTTGCTCTCGATTACTGGTTGCCGGGTGATGATATCGGACTTGACGAAACAGCATTTGATCTCGAAAATGCGCGCAATCTCTTCAACGCACTCGTCTAATCGATTCATGGATAATATGATGTTCAAGGAGAATGCATTTTGGCCATAAGATTATTTGGATACGAAATAAAAAGAGCAGACGAAGAAACGAAACAGGAGTTGAATAAACCCTCTTTCGTCGA